TCGTAGTGCGCTTCTCTCAAAGAACTATTCTTCATCACCCTCTTTTAGGAGGTTGACTTTTTACCTAAAGACTTTCTTTAACCTATAGTTACGGTTATGCCATAGCTGTTTGGTGTTTCAACGTATGGAATTGCCGACACATTTGCCTGTGAAATATAGTCATATCCTGTTGGTGGGAGAATGGTTTGTGATGTTGTTGCTGGGGTGATATTTACCACCGTTGCCGTAACAGCCTCACCGCTATATGTTCCAGTAACTCCTAAAATACTAACTCCAGATTTTATGTTGCTTGCGATTATTTTAGCCTGCTCTGTACTAGAAATAGATACCTTGCCACTTCCATCATGATAACCTTCTGCAATTGTGTACTGGCCTGCTTTCGTGCTAATTGCCCCAGTAACTCCACCATTATTGGCCATAGTGCCAGTAACTTTGTTGCCATTTGCGTAAGCAATTTGTCCATAAAGAATTTCATCAGCACTTGCCGTAGCATCAGATGTATCTGCATTGTATGTGCAAGTACCAGTAATCTGAACACCACTTCTGTCATGAGCTTTAACACCACTGAGCAATTGACTTGCAGTAACAGTGTCACTCGTTAAGTCTATAAGTGTGTCCCCACCATAGATAATTTTGTTAATAGCCATATATTTCTCCCTTCTTTTATGACTTCTGAATTATAGTTAACGTTCCTACATATCCGTAGTAACTCGTACCTCTTGCCCGTGCTCTCACTGCCACGTCATCGTTAGCTGATAACGAGACATTAGTCAGATGCACATTCTGAATATGGTTTGTAAATGTGCTTTCTACTGAACCATACGCTTGGTCGTTGATGTACAACTGAGAACCCCAAGTCCCATTCGTTGAGTTACGAAACGTACTCCAATAAACATCATACGTGCCTGCTACGGAGCAAGTAAGAGCAATTAACTCGGTATAAGTCGTAGAGGTTGCCCTGGTTGTACTTTGTGCCACCTGAACGTTCTTACTGCCACCACTTACGTTGACAACTAACTGTGCTAAATTAGTTACATCGTAAGTGCCGTTTGCCGTTTTTGTTTCACTCCCGCTAACTAACTCACTAGCACTAACTGTTACTGCCGTTCCTGTCTTGGTACTGCCTGTTATATAGCCTGCCGTATTCGTTACACTTGGAGTTACTGATACAGAGTGATTTGAGACAGTTCCTTTTGTGGCGGTAGGCGTTCCTGCCGTACCGCTTGGCATAGCATTTACCGTAACGGGTTTATAACCGTCCACACTTGAACTATTGAATACCTGTTGAGACGTGGATGGGGTTACTGTTAATGTATCTATCGTTGGCGAAGATGATTGCACATTTACACTGACATTAGCGTATGTTGAGCAGTCCTCTGTACCATTCTGTGTAATATTTTACGTACCACTCGGCTTAATAAAGGTTTGGACTGTATCGTTCGTGTCAGTTGCCTTAATACCTGTTACATTGGTATAGGTTGTCCCAAAAATAGTTAAATTGTCTGGCATTAAATCACCTCATCCCATCCATAAACTCCAGGCTCATAAACGTTGTAGTCCATCGTTGATACCCAGTGTTTCTCTAAATGTGATACCTTGTCACCTGACATATAAGCATCTTGTGCCCCTAGCGGTTGTACCCACTCTGGCCACTCTTCAATGGTAACTCTTACCCAAAGAGCAGGAGTTAGGTCAGGTGTCCACGTACTCTGAGAAGTATGCGCCTGAACGCACTTGTAAAGTAAATCGTGATACTTTATTCGGTCACCTACTTCGTAAGAATGTTCGCTTTGCCAAGCAGGGAATAGTTCTACTCCCTCAAGTGCTTCTTCGTCTGATAATGATATACAAGCCTTTTCGATTAAGGCTCTGAGTTGATATGCTCTTTCTTTAGTAATCATTCTTCGTCCCCCATCAATATTGCTAGTATCTCATCAGCAGTAACTTCTATTTCCTTGATAGTCCATACTTGAACTATCTCGTTTCCTTGTTGCTCCCACGAAGCCTCAGCATAATGGTTCTCGTCAGTTGTCGGCGGTTCTGTAAATATTAGCGGGAACCAACCTTGTGAGAGGTATTCTTCGGTTGGGGCGTTCCATACGTTTTTTTCACCTATCACTAAATATTTTGGTGCGTATGTTAATTGTCTATTTTCTAATCTCCCGTACACTTTTACCCCCCTATTCCAAATCTGCTTCTGTCTACTAAAGCATTTTGAGCTATTTCTTCTGACGAAAGTGCTCTGTCATATAATCGTATTGAACACACTTTGCCAGTATATTTATAAGTTGTCCCACTATAATAGTTTGAACCACCGCCAATTATCCAGTTTCTAAACACTGACCAAGAATTGCTTGCTGAACTAACACTTTGTGTCCCGTCTATAAACGTTGTTGTGCCGTTCCACGCATAAGTGTGTAGCCCATCTTGAGCTAATACTGCGTGATTTGTTCCAAATATAACTCTTCCGTTTCTAGTGTGTATCAAGCCATTAGCGTTTCCCGTTGACGCAAACACGCATTGTTCTAAAGATGCTCCCTCTAGCACAACTTCCATTGTCGACCACGGGTGAGAAGATAAGCCAGTTTTGGTAAAATAGTTAGCGCCATTAAATTGAAAATAATAATCTTCAAAAGGAATTAGTGACCCACCATTGACCGAATTTTGAATAAACTCATACCCACTAGCCAAATCTCTCCAATTTAAATAGGTTGCATCGTGTCCGCTACCCCCCGTATTGTCTATTGCATCAAAGTGAACTACTACATCAGGTGCATATTCGAGCGTTATAGGTTCTATCAATAATCGTCTTCTTTGAAGTGCTCCCATTTATGTAATACTCCATTTCTGAACAGTTCCATAGGTATTCAAAATGTCTATTTCATATCTATAACTAGCTTCTACGGAGAAATCATCAGGCATTGTCACTGTTTGAGGTAAAGACAACTGAACCGCCGTACTTCCACTGTTGAAATCAAAATGGTAATACGCTATTCCCTGTGTAGTAGCAAGAGTTATAGTCAATGATGTCAGCGTTCCAGTGAAGTGATATAAAATGTTTGGTTGTAATTCCTGAGTAACCGCACCATCTGTAGATATTGTTATTTCCTGCATTACACTAAAACCCCCCTCATTTGCCAAAACAACGTAGCCGTCTTGGTCTTGATATGTTGAGCCGTCTGAACCACCACCCGTTGCCGTGCCCTCGGTTTTAACTCCGTCTTTTCCATAGAAGTGTTTTCCCTGAGCAACGTCAGAAGCTACGGCAGTAGTGTCGGTTAAATCAATGAGCGTTTGATTTCCGTATTTAACTATGTTTACTCCCATATTAAACCTCCGCTATATAAAAGGTAGTTCCATATGGATTATGGGTTTCAGAAGTCTTAATCTTGTTTACCGTAATATCGTCAGTGCATCTTTTCCCATTTGTTTCCAGAACAATTGTGTCTGTTGCTGAAGGATCTACAACATAGATACCTTCATAATCAGGAATGCCTGATGTGGTAACGTTGATTTGATTATCAAATCTAAGTATGATATTGTTTGACTTTTTTAGTCTAAGTTTTATTACCCTATCTCTTTTTGACAGGGCAAATCGCAATTTGATTGGATAATCGGTCATACTAGCACCTTGTTTTCTACCGGTTCAGCAAATGTTTCCTGGAATGTCTCAGAGATCGCTCTGCCACCATCATCAAACGTCAGGTTGACCTCGATATCAACATATCCTTTAAACATTAACGTTTCTTCCTGGGCGAGATAAACAGAAATAGTATCCGAAGTAACCTCCAGATCTTCATCTTTCTTCTGAAGCTGTTTTCCACACTGAGCAAACGTAACATAAATGTGCTTTGCTGCTGTCAGATCCACTGGATGTTCCGGATCCTGTTCAAGTTCAAAAATGTATGTAGGCGTGCTGCCACGTTTCATACATCATCCCACCTTTCTCAAATTGTCTGTATTCATTGCACACCATGTAACCATCTTGTTACCACGCTTTGCACCTAATACAGCACGCTTACCAACAAGCTCTGTTACATAGTAATACTCATCCCATCTAACTACTCTGTTACCACTGTAAGAAACATTTTTGATTGGCTCAACTTTATCTCCTACTTTAATTGTTTCTTTCTCATATGGCTTAATATCTTCCTCATCCATCCATCCAAGATCTCCTGCTGTGTTGTATGGATGCTTGCTACCCTTTGCCAATCTTGTGATAGTGGTTACTCTGTCCTTAATGTACCCAGAGTAATTTTCGGCATTGGATGATTTGTATAGCTCTCCATTGAGGATTACTGTATCGCCTACCTTGTATTTGTAGGTTGGCTCTGGTGGATTTGGTTGAACAAAAGGACAATAGATAAAGCCTTGAAAATTATACTGCCCAAAATTAAAAGGACTGTTCAAAGTCCTCTCATAGTATATTGTCGATTTGTATGCTGAATTAAGTGTCTTGATTGTCTTACCGCCATTTAATACTTCGGTTACGATAGCGATATGTCCGTACTTGTCACTCCCACCAGCCCAACAAGCAATCGCTCCTATCTTAGGAACTGTAGAACTTCTCTCATATCCGTCTGGGTATGTCCAGAATGAGTTAGCGTTGAATGGAGACAGTTTCAATTCCTTTGGGATGGTACAATCTCCTAAAGCGTGCCAATAGCCATAGACGAATGGAACACAGTTAGGGATGGTAAGTCCTGTCTTCGTGTCTTCGGCATAATAAGGTGAAAGTCCACCATAGCCATAGTAGGAAATCCAATGTTTGTTCTTCTTAACATTGTCTAATGAGTAAATAGGAAAATCTTTTTCGTACATATTGTTCTCCTTCCTTTATGCTTTTAAATATATGAAAGTAAGCCCTATTACATCTGTTGTAATATTTGTTGCAGCGGCTAATGTTCTTACATTGATTGACCCGTCCGTACTTATGTAACCGGCAAATATGGTTGAACCATAATAAGTCATATCATGAACCCCGTATTTGGGTAGTGGTATGTTTGTTGCGTTAAGTGCACCAACAAAGGCATTATCACCAACCACTAACGACATGTTCCCTGTTAATGCCAGATAGACGATAACTATCTCGCCATTTGCGATCAGAACAGCCTGTCTCGAACTAATGTTTAACCCACTTGTTCTTGATAGAACGTTTGCTCCAGTTATTGAAGTTCTTGTATCAGTCAGAAGTGTTCCAGAATTATCTGGAATATACACCGTTCGGTTAGCCGTTAATGTTTCTGCAGTTCTGATTCTTCCGTAAAAATCTCCATTTAATGGATACATGTTTACAAAGCCCCATTTATTACCTTCAGTTCCTTGATCTGTTCCATTACCCAGTATCAAGCCTGAATACCCATAAGCACTAATGGAACCTTTTCTGAGTTGCAGTTTTACATCCGCATTTGACAGCAACCCTCTATTTGTAGTGTTGTCAGCATATCCATTTCCAAAAGGAAGATAATAAATGCTGTTATTGTCAGGATCTGTTTCAGTCCAGTCTTCATAAGTAGCATTGATAGATCTTCCGGAATATGTTTTCCCGTCAGCTGATATATTGCCACCGCCATTAGTGCCAAAATAAGTAACGCCATCACCTTTTATATTGATGTACAGATCGCCATCTTCGCCCGTTGCCGTTGCGCCTTGTATGCCTCTGGTTTTTAGAGGGGTATTGCCTGCTTGCCCATGTATTACTACTGGCAGTTCTGATACCAATTGTCCTGCTTCAGGGAATGTTCCTATTCCCACACCGGTTATGCCACTGCCGTTATCTCTAAAAATGATTGGATACTTAGCTTTCCCAATGACTACTTTAGCAGTTGCACTGCCTCCAACGGTATCAGAAGCGGTGATTGTCACAGTTGCGGATTTGTTTACATTTAACTGGTAGAACTGCCCTTGCTGAAAACTCTGTGCTGATCCACCATCTATTACGTACGTACGCTGAACGCTTAATGTGTTTCCAGTAATTGAACTATTAGGAGTTGCGGTAGCTTTCTCAACATAAAACCATCCTCCAGCACCATCTTTCTCTGGAGGAGTGCTATTAGTTTTTACTCTGTATGCTTTTAGAGATACCGTTGGTTTCGCATAACCATAAACATCCATTTCTGAACTGACAGAAGTCGTCTGAGCTCCTCTACTGTCAGTTGCAGTAAGAGTAATCTGAACTGTGCTATTGTTCTTACTAGCAGGCAGTTTATCAGTATATACAGACTTATTGCTTATCGATGCTGATGGGCCCAATGTCGCTAATGCCATAGTTCCATTTGTTGCAGTTGCGGTTACTGTTACAGTAGATGCACCAGATCCACCGGACGCATTAATGCCAGTCACTTGCATTACAGAATAACCTGCAATAGCCTGTCCACCTAACCCACCACTTTTGATAGTAATATCGTTCGAAGTTAACGTAGGTTTAATCTTGGATAAGTCTATAGTAATTGTTGCGGTATCTGTAACCGGATCCCCAACAGTAGCAGCGTAATTTGCGGTATACGTTTGTAATTGGACTGTAAGAGTTCCGGTTGGTGAAGTTGGTATCTTAGCAAGCAAGGCGGTGTTAGATATTGTTACTGTTTTAGTAGTTGTATTTATTCTTCCTGCTTCAGTCCAGGTTATACCAGACCAACTATTTCCAGCTCTCCATCTCCATTTATAGTAATAATCGGCTTTTGATGTTATCTTGATGGATATGGGTCCTGTTGTATTTGCTATCGTGTAGTTGCTGACAGAGATCTCACCTGCTCTCGGGATAGCTGTAAGAGTTAACATACCACTTTGGCTGGCATTTCCCGGCATGTAAGAAATTCCAGAAGTATCGGTTACGCTAAAACCAATATTGATGCTCAACGTTCCGTCACTACTATGGGTCTCTGTTATCCCACTTCCACTCGTCACATTTGTTGTTACAGTGGTATGATGCGGAATAGAGCCAGAATATGAATGAGTTCCTATAGTGATACTATAAGATACCATGGTTCCTTGGCTCTCCCAGAACCAGTTATTATCATCAACCAACCAGAAATCATAACTAAGAATAGACTGATTGCTTGCTATGTCTATGCTTGTTTCTGTGACTTTTAAGTAAAAGGTATGGTGGCCTCTTGAACCTTTTGCTAAAATAGTTTTTTCAACTGCCATTTACTCATCCCCCGTATGTCTGTGAATTGCGTAGAATAATCCGTCATCGCCCTCGCCACCAATAACCTCATGTCTCCACTGGTTTCCTTGAGTTTCCTTATCGCCAACAAAAAGGGTCGGTGTTCCCAAACCAAGCAGACCGATCCAAGCCTTAGCATTATCTATATCCCCGTCAGTAGTAAATGCTGCTTCGGCATTTGTGATATATGTAATCATTGTTTCATCGCTTTCGCCTAAAACCAATGCAAAAACTGGATTTTGTCCTTCCGGGGCGATATTTTTATAATCTATCATTCCTGTTACTTTTTTCCAGTTACCATCAACATCTCTCTTTAAATCATCTATCCTTCCCGACAGTGCTTCTGAAGTTAAATTAAGGTTTGTTTCCAAATCGCCCACTCGCTCGTCATAACTGCTAATGACACCTGAAATCTCTCCAAGCTGTTTGTTAACAATCAATTCAGCCTTGTTCAGTTTCTTGTTTAGCCCACCAGCTCTGGAATAATCTGTGTTTGCCTGCTCAATCTTTGATGATTTTAGTGCTTCAGATATGCCACCATCTAGTGATAAGCTGAATGAACTGATGTAGGTTGAATAGTTCCCGTTCTCAGATTCAAATGTGATAATATCCCCTATTTCCAAATAGGCCAACCCTATTGTTTTGACCTCAAATGGATAATACTCAAATCCGAATACTTGGTTGGCAATTGCCTGGGCAAACGCTTCCCTCTGATCATCAATGAGTTGGATATTCTCTACTCTGTATTCTGTTAATCCGTTTAGTGTGATAGATGCATCATCTTTCACTGCTATGTTATCTTCCTGAGGAGTTCTGGCTAAAACAACACTGTTTATAGGCCCATGCTTAGGAAGAAACTTCAAAGTTTTCAGTTCTTCATAAGTCAGGATTTCATTTGTCTCTCCTGGGAAAACAAAAAATAGCTGGTCATTCTTGACCATTGCAATCGTTCCTGAAGCAGCTGCTACATCATTTATTATGTCTCTGTACTGTGTCCCTTCAATGCCGATATATCTGTCAGAAGCAAGCTCTACAGTACTGTTAGGCCAACTATCACTGCCCAGGGATATGCCACATTTATTACATACCGCATTAGTGAAAGCATAAACTGTACATGGATACTCAAGACCAACTTCTTCATAATCCTGATTAGCCAGGATCATCAGATCATAGCCCTTGCATGTCGTGTATCCTTTGTCTTCGGAGATCTCTACTTCTGTAATTATGAAGGTTCCATAGTTGATGTATTCAAAGCCATTTTCAGTTGTATATTCCGATTGCGCCTTTACCCCAACATAAACATTAACTGTTTCATTAAGCAACTGAATGTAGTGACCAAGCGCCTTAATTTCTACTTTTTTCAGTACAGCTTTACCAATACCGTTTTCTCCTTCGATCTTCACGCTTAGAAGATCATCAGCAGCCGTTATTGTTCGTGTCTCTGTCGTCTGACCGTTAACCCCTTCGTATGAAACATAAGCATCAACCTCTTTTATGGGCTGTTTTATGGCCGTTTTAAAGGCATTGCTGACGTTGTACATCAATCATACCTCCTTCTTGAAATTGGTATCAGATTGACTGTAACTTCTTTATACAGCCCTCTTTCTTTTTCGCCTTCAAGTAGTTCAATATCATAATCGCCTGAGTAATAACGGCCTGTAGTTGTTTCCTGGTTTCTTACATCAAACCAGGTTACGGTGAATGACGGTCTATCCAGCAACCACACAAGCTGAGAAGCTTCAGCCTGTGTTAGTCTTCTGGTAGTAATTGTTATCTTCGGAAAGATACCAATAAGTGTAGCATTTACTGTTCCTGCCATGTTTCTTTCGGCATCTTTCCAAAGTTTGTTTCTTCCAACCTTAAACTGTTTTATGTAAGGCAAATGCCGATCGTTGATAGTAATAAAATCACCAGTATATACACTCATACTAAAATCAGCTCCTCATCAGTTAAGTATTGTTTATCATTTATTCCGGAAATGATCTTATCAACGATAACGTCATCTCCTATCTGAATCACGATCCTCTGAGCATTGCTGTTCTGAGGGATCTTTTCAATCAGTGCATCCATCCATTCAGTGTTACGGTCTAATGGCAGCACTGCTTCTCTTCCTGCTTCACCAACCAAGGCAAGTGTTGCTCTGTCTATAGTTCCACCTTTTGCCAATCTTGGTATTCCAGGAATATAGAATCCCTTTCCTCCCACTACTGGTACCCATGATGGAATCTTTATCTTGTTTATTCCTCTGATAAAACCGTTAATTCCATCAATAATTTGATTGATTGGGATCTTGAATGCGTTTTTGATGCCGTTGAAAACTGAACTAAAGATATCGCTTATGCCTTGCCAAGCTTTCTTCCAATCACCTGTAAACACACCTGTTACAAAGTTTATAATGCCTTTCAGAATACCAAATATTGTTGATACAACATTTGATACACTGCTAAGAACGCTCCCAACTGCTTTGGATATAGATTGAGTAATAGAAGAAACTACTGGGCCTAACTTATCAATCAACCAATTCACTATTGGTAAAATGAACTTGTTGTATAGTTCAAGCGCTCCATTTACTGCTGCACCTATGAAGTCTCCAACTTCCTTGATCATATCTTTCAGATAGTCATTCCAAAGGTTTTCTATCATTTCTAAGGCCGGTTGTATAATTGGGTATACTATCTCATCCCAGATCTTCTGGAATAGAGCAATCGTTTTCGTTATAAACTCTCCAATATTATCGACAAGTGGTTTACCATGTTTGTTCCACAGATCCACCAGTATTTCTGTCAGATCATTCCATATTTTTGAAATAATCTCACAAGCTGGTGAAATGACATCCTGCCAGATGGAAGTAAATAATCCTGCTACTCCATTGATAATAGGTGTCCCCCATGTCTCTATGCCTGCCTTAATATCTGACCAATACTGAGTCCAGAATGTAACTAAGTTTTCTAGGCCACCAACAATGTCATCCTTTGTATTATTCCAAGTTAATCTCAGGTTATCCCAGATAGCTACAGACATTGTCGTAATGAAGTTGTATAGGAACTGCCATTTTGCTTTCACGGCATCCACATACGCCTGTACTGGAGCAGAGTTCCATATACCCATCATGACTTCTTTTACGGTACTGAGAGTTCCTATCATCTGTTGATAAATCTCATCCGCTGCACTTACTTTATCGGTTAACTCATCAAATGCGGACAGATCTATACCTGACAGATCTCCTAATCCAGCTGCTACCGAATCTGATTCAGATCCTCTACCTGACGAATTATCAGTAAGGACATTCATTTCATCAAAGCCTGCCAAGGACTTCATTGCCTTAGTTAGACCTTTAGTTGACTTTGTCGTATCGTCAATGCTATCTGCTGTGGATCCAGCACTGGCTCCTACGCTTGAAATAGCATTAGTTGTAGTTGATAGCTGTGTATTCAAAGTTTTACCGAATAATCCTGCTAACGCTGCTACAGCAGTCATTATGACTTTGGTGAATGCTACAACATACGGTACAACCTTATTTATTGCCGATGCTATTCCATTGAAAAAGGCAGCTATATTAGACTGCCCTATTGCATTCATTATATCTGCCAAGCCTCTTGTTATAGCCGTCTTGACGTTAGTCATTGCTGTCTGAACGCCTCCGGTTGAGTTCTTTGCCTGCTCCTCAAATGAAGAAAACCCGTTTACGCCCTCTTTATTGAGCTTTGTCAATTCAACCATAAACTGGTTCATTGATACAGCACCACTTCTCAGAGCTTCACCTAACTGATCGGCGCTTACATATCCCATTGAGATTGCTATCTGTTTCAGCTGTGCTGGCATTGCCTGCATTGCAGTACGCCATTCCATCATATCTGGCTTTCCCTTAGCATATGCCTGGCTTAGCTGTTCCAGGGCAGATGCCTGAGCTTGTGCTGAAGCTCCTCCTGCTAAGATTGCATTGTTCAGAGCTATGAACATTTCAGTTGACGCCTTCACATTACCGTTTGCACTGGTAAACCTCTGAACTGCCAATGCTGCATCATCCATTGTCGTTGGTAAACCTACCAGAGCTTCACTTAGCCTGGTTAAAGAAGCATTTGCATCATCAGAACTAACGCCAAGGTTTCCCATTGTCTTGGCATAGTTGTTCAATGTATCTAATCTGCTTATGGCATTATCAATATTTCCTACAATGTCTTTGTAGATCATCTGGCCAATAGCACATCTTCTTATGGTGTTCTGGAGGTTTTTGAACAGATCACCCATCTTACCAACATTGTTTTTTGTATCTTTCTGCCAATTCTTAAAATCCTTTTTAAGATTGTTTAGTTCTTGTCTAACATCATCTACATCCGCTGTTAGTTTGACATTAAGTTCATCTATTGTCGTTGCTGGCATTGATTATCTCACCTCCCCACGCCATAGTAAGAAGCCTTGCCTGTCTTTCCATTTCTTCATCAGTCTGAACTCTCTTGCTCTCATGCTTTCTGGAAAGATATGGCTCTTTTGGATAATTCTTAGGATCATTGAAAGCCCAGGTGATATATCTTCCCAGAAGATAGTTCAGGGAATCAGTTAATTTCAACTGGTATTCCATTTCTTCCTGCTTATCCTTTTGTTTTCTTACGTAAGCATTAACGTATTTTTCGTATTGCTTTGGAGTTAGACTCCAGAAATCTTTCAGAGATAAACCGATGTAAATAGCATCTTCTTCGGCTGATCTCCATCTATCTCCCCAGGTTAAAACTGATTGGCTTCCTGAATCAGATTCTCCTGCTGCTGTCTGAATGCTTTCACATCCATCTGTCTCGATAAAAAACCGGCATCCGCTAATGCCTCCATAACATCAAACACCAGGGTATTCTTATCGTTATTTTCATCCTCTAAGTATTCATCAATGAGCTTGAGTGCAACTGTTTTACTGCACCCTACTCTTCCATCATCATTAACACTGGCTTTCATAACAAATAAAGCCAGATTGCTCAATGTTGTATCAGTCACAATGTTTTCAATAGGCAGTTTATTCTTTGCCTGTTCAATTTCATCAACAATAGTAGCGTTAAATTTAAAGTTAATCTTCATGTTTTCCTTTCTAAAAAAGGGGTTAACTTAATAACCCCTTACACACTTGCTGTATATGTTGGTTTGCCAGACAGTTTTAATGTTGCATTGAACTCAACGTTGCCATCTACTGTTGCTTCGCCCATTTCAAATGCCTTGACGAATGCTGCAAACACCCATTTAGCTCCTGATGGATATGTTACTTCCCAGTTCTCTGTTGTCTTAGCCCATAACAGATCATACAGTGTTGTGATATTGGCTTCATCAGCTGTCTTCTTGATCAGTCCGCTGATTGCTAAATCACCAGGAGTGGTCTTTCCTGCTTCAAACTCATCTGCTCCATTAGGGCTGTCTAATGTGGTAATGTCTCTTTCTTCAACTTCAACACTGATACCTCCGATAGACAGAAGACTGCCGATTACTGTATCAGCTGCGTTGTTTTCACCTTTTAAGGTAAGAGAAGTACCCATTGCTCTTGCACTTGTTACAGCCATGCTAATTCCTCCTATTCCGTTTTATTGAATCTAGTGCTGATATGAACTAGCCCTGCATCGGTGTTAGGCACATCTGCACTGAATGTTAAAGTGTAATTGTTTGCTCTTAATAGTTCCTCTAACCTATCAAGAATACTGCTTGCTTCAGGGCCATCTTCGCTCCAGATACTGATCCATACATCTGTAAATTGGCTTGCTATCTGTCTGTCTAGCGTTAACTCTACATGACTGTCAGCAATGTAATATGTCAGTGCCGGTAATGTATTGAATACTGTCTGTGTGCTCTTGTATACTGGATAGCCCAGCGTGTCCAGAAGGCTCTTGATCTCTAATCTTGGATTTATCATTGACTGCCTCCCATTTTTTCTCTTATTGCCTGCTTAATACCATCTTGAAGTATCTGATCAACCTTTTTTCTGTTCTGGTGTAATGCCGGATACATAAACGGTTGAGCCTTTTGACCTTTTGTATGAATAAATTCTTCTGGATGCATCGGGTTAGGGAAAGACCATCCTTTGTCTTTATAGGAAAGTGTTATTCCTTCAGGTTGATAAGGATATGTACCGTTTCCTTTTACACCAGTGCCAAACTCAACATATGGAGCATATTCCGTAGCTGTAAATACAGTTCCGGTTATTTTCTTTCCTTCTGTTTCAACTCTGGTGTGAATACTCTCCCTTAACTGACCTGAAATAGCACCAATAGCCCTGGAGAACTCACTTGCTACAGGTGCCAGCTCCTTTGCCTGGCCTTCCACGAACAATGTAGCCTTATTTATCGCTGGCAAGATATCTTCAGCTGAGACCCCTTCCAGCTTTTTCATAAGCCTATCAAAGCCTCTGATTTCAGCATCAAACTTTGCCATACTTGGTAGCTACCACCAGCTTATGACTGTCATGAGGGACTACATCAGTAACGGTGAAAATAATATCGTTGTATTCGATCAGATCATTGATTCTGACATTTTCATCATTTGTTGTTATAGCCACATCAACGTCATAAGTTAATCCTAATTCTTCTTGGACTTCCTTCAGATTATTGAAGTTCACATTTCCCATAAAAGATCTACCTGACGGCCCTGGGGTCCTTTTAACTCCACCTTCAGCATCCACTGTTTCAACAACTGTAAGGATGTTGACCTTTTTGTCATAGAAGGTTTCTGCTATAGCCTTCTTAAAACTCTCCGGTATTCTCATAGCATCCTCGGTCTGCGGTATCTTGCAAGCACGTTTGTAAAACCGCCAAACAGTTCATTATCAGAGGAAGACTGGAGGTAGTTTCTGATCTCATTTGAATATGATATGCTCTGTCCATTATCGCTGATGCTTGAAACAGCATTTTCTACATTACCAGTATTCAGGTTGTTCTTAAA